TGGCAACTGCCGTTACAGATGGAGCGTAAATCCCTGGAAGATATCGCCAGTAAAAAACGGGCGGAATATCGCCGTCGCTTTGAACTGCTTGACTGCATTGAGGCTGAGGTGAAATCACGCTTTTAAGTGCGCTGAGAGCTTTCTTCAACTCTGCACAAAAATTTAACAAAACCGGCAAAAAGGGCTGGACTTACGCCTGCCGTTTTGTGATATGGTTGAAGACGGATCACTGAACGTGTCCCTTCTGAGAGAGCCGGTGAAAGGAATAAATCGTTTGCTTTCAATCAGATAAAAAGAGACCGAATACGATTCCTGTTTATACCCGCGAATTATTTTTTCATTCATAATCAAATAAATACGCACTAATCAGATTAAAAAATACACATCTAATGGTGCGTTTTCAGACACTAAAAATCATATAGTTACACTAATTTTCGGACATATTCGGACGAGGTTCGGACGCATTTTTTTCGCTTACGTTGACATAAAAATGTTTTTTTCCATACTCGCTTCACACCAGCAGAATTTGGTGTCGGGATTTGCACCCCGGACATCTAAAAGGCGACAACTGACGCGCCAGCGTCTTTTTTATTGTCGTTTGCATTGCCACACCTTCGTATTATGGTGGGGCGTACGGGGCGGAGAAATCCGCGCCGGATCCTTTTAGGCGGTAGTGCAAACCCTGTACGTTTCATCACCTTAATGATATGCACCTGACGGTGGTGATTACCGGGGATGTCGAAACTCAAATGACTCGATAGAAATCAAGTTTTACCCCATCTGATGTTCTGTTTGCTGAGCAAATAAAAACAGATATGGTTAGCCATTCAAGCTCAGGGACATCTACCTCAAACGAAGGAACTGTACGAAAGTAAATTTCCGATGAAGATAGCTCATCAAAAAAGCTCATATCATCAGAAAAAAGACGTTCCCTAAACTCTTCTGGTACGCGCCGTACTCCATTGTTTTCAACGTAAATAGTACCCTCTTCGACCCTCAACGCATATCGAGCAGATAAACGACAGAGTCCATTTGGTTCAACTACTTGGCTATCTACTCCCCCAGGCAGTACTTCGCCCAACAATGACCCTGTAACCTTCCCGCCAGAAATAGGTATAAGCTGCCTTTTACCATAAACAGGTGAGTTAGAAACAACAATCGGCTTATCTACCGTAATATTGATGCTAAAGCTATATTCAACATTTAATGTCATAACGCCCTCCTCTGAACAACTATAAGAGACCAACATAGTAATTTATACATCTATTTTTGAATGGTTTTTATCAATTTTTTAAAACTAAGCAGAGGGCGGGCATAGCCATCTCGTCACTCATTTACTGACGATTTTAAAAAACGCCGCCAATCCGGCCTCAGACTGCATAGTAAAAATCTTAGTTATAATTCCATTACAGATTATCAATTTGCGTTATTTTTCTTATCTGCATTAATTTTTTAACATTCAACCACCTTATCCCACATCACTTACAAGGGTTTACGTTAGTTAAAAACTTCTAATAGTTAAAAGCTTTCTTAAGCGAAGCGCTGGCGTTATATTTCTGCCCGCTTAGTCTGAATCGCTGAGCATCATGCGTAACAGTGGGCCCAGGCCTTTAGTTGCTTCCCCGTCAGTTACCCTCTGGCGGGGCTTTTTATAATAAAAACTCGTCGTAGTGTTTCCACCAGGTTTCCATCCCTTCGGTGGACTTTAATTCTCATCAATGTTGTTACCCGACAATGTGCCTGATGAGAACCTGCCGCTAGCGGGCGCAACGCGGCAGGGCCTTTTTTTTCAGACCGCCAGTAACTTCATTTCACTTTCAATCATCTCTTTTAGCTCCCTGTCCTGGTCATCATTCAGCAACCCGTAAAGCTTTGCCCCCACCAGTACGGAAAGTTTAAACCCGTCTACGCCATCCCTGACATTGGTCGACATAAAAGCTGAAGGACCCTGTACTGTGAAACTTGCTCCAGCGCCAGGCAGTCCAGTGTTCGGTCCCGTGGCAGCCCAGCTCCAGTGGGCACCAACATGCATCAGCTCCCATTCACCGGCGTGGTTGTAGGCCGACGATTCATTGAAGTGCCCGGTTACGGTCAGGCGTATTGAGTTGGTTTTTACGCGCACTTCTACCGAACACGTATAAATGGATACGAGAGTGGATGACGGGCCGTTCAGTAGAGTTGCGCCGGTTTCAAGCCAGTAAATACCTGGCTCTGCTTCAAGGGGGTCAAAGGATTCACCCGATGCAATCGTGATGATTTGCATGCCACCGCTGACCTTAGGAAATCCAAAATTAAGAACCTGCTCCGGAGAGTCTCCCTGCAGCTCCACGGTTGGCGCACTGCCTGCAGGCAGTTCTGTCACCGCTCCTATGGTCAGTTTATTTGCAGGTCCAGCCTCACCTGTTTCCCCTTTTTCACCGGCTTTGCCCTGCGGGATCCCCAGACTCAGCACCTGTGCCGGCGCGTCCCCGGTAATCTCTGCCGTGGCGTTACTGCCCGGCTCAAGCGTGGTGACTTCCCCGACCGTCAGCTGGTTCGCCGGGCCCGTCTCGCCTTGTTCACCCCGGGGCCCCGCCGGCAGACGCAGGTGCAGCACCTGCGCAGGTGATTCGCCGTTGATTTCTGCCACCGCCTCGCTTCCGGCGGGCAGCGTTTCCACCGTACCGATCGACAGCACATTTGCCGGGCCGGGTTCTCCATCCTTGCCGTTTTCACCGTCTTTTCCGTCAGTCCCTTTTTCACCGCGCGGCAGCGTCAGGTTCAGCACCTGTGCGGGCGCGTCGCCGGTAATGTCTGCGGCGGCCGGGGCACCGGGTTCAGATGACACAACGGTGCCGATCGTGAGCATATTCGCCGGGCCGGGTTCTCCGTCTTTGCCATCCTGCCCGTCATGGCCGCGGGGAATACGGAGATTCAGTACCTGAGAGGGTGTATCACCGGTGATTTCTGCTGCGGCCGGCTTACACGGATCGACCGTGTCCACCCTGCCGACAGACAGCACGTTTGGCGCGCCAGCTGCACCTTGTTCGCCGCGGGACAGGAAAAGCTCCCACGGAGCCAGAGGTGGCGTCACGCCGCTGACCTGTGCCGTGGCCCGGTATTCGCTTCCCGCATACTGCACCAGATCGTTAACGCTATAGGTTTTGTCACCATCGTACTCTCCGGTCGGGCGCGCCACCGCTCCGCTGGCCAGGTCGCGTGTTTCGTTCAGGATTTCCTGCATGGCCAGCAAAATGGCCGGGCGGGCATCATCGGGCACCAGGGCGGTAATAAAGTCGTTAAGCGTCCCCGGCCCGCTGCCCGGCAGCACCTCCATAACGCCCAGGTAATCCTCACGCCGGTCCGGATGCAGGGCGCTGGCCACGTAGCGTCCTGGTACGATGTTAAAACTGTATTTTCCCCACTCATCCGTCGTGGCCACCACCTTTGCCCCGGCAAACGTGCTGTTGCTGGTCGCCCGTGAAACGAGGATTATCCGCACACCCGCCAGCGGCTGGCCAACCGGATTATTGTATTGCCCTGAAATTAAAATTTGTTCCATCTCTACTCCAGATCCAGACTTAATGTTGCGCCCTGCGGGCCGTACCGAAACAGTGCCTTGCTGATGTGCCACTTCCGGTCTTCCACGCTGCCAAACCCTTTTGTGATCACCCGGCACTGGGCCGTCAGGCTGACCAGTTCAGGCGTCAGGGGCATCTCAAGATTCATCTGGCACAGCTTTTTTTTGCTTTTCGTCGTGACGCCGCCGGCAATTTCCTTCGCCGCCTCGAGGTTGTACATGGTGACTTCTTCATGCACCACCGGCTCACCGCTGCCCACGGTCAGGGTTTTGATCTTCCCGCCGTCCGTCACGTCGATATAACGGATCACATGCATACCGCCACCCTTTTTGCTGCTGTCGGGATGGTCTGAGTTGTTGCGAAAACTCCAGCTGGAGACCTGCGAAGGGACGATGGTCACCATTTTGATATCGTTACCCTTACTGGTTTTTGTCGCCTCGCGGGGAATGACCACCCAGCTGTCGTGCGTTACCTTGCTCACCGCGCCATAGCGCGCGGCCAGGCGGGTAACAAGGTTCATGTCGCTCTCAGCAGCCTGATCCTCATGCTCTAGTTTTTTCACGGCCAGCGTTTCATCGATGCGTGGCGTGAGGCCGTGTTCGGTCGCCACCGTGTTCAGCAGGTCACCAAGCGTCACGTTTGTCCAGCTGCGGTGCTTCTGCGACTGCAGGGTGCCGTGCCCTTTCGCGGATGATTTCGAGTACGCACGTGCGGTAACCTGAACAATTCGCGATGAATTGCCGCTGGCCCCGGATGCGGTGCTGTCCACGACAAAAGTACCTTTGCTCACCCGCTGCGTACCAAAGCCCAGACTTAAGGCCACCTTTACCCCTTTTGCCGGCAGCGTCAGCTTTTCGTCGACGACCGCAAAGGAAACCTCATCACTTTTTTTCTCGCCAGCGCCGTAGTCCGTCAGCGTCAGGTTGACCAGGTTAGCGGCCACCAGGTCGGTGATATCGTTCCCCTCAACCGTCAGGGTGAATGCCGGATCCCAGTACGGGTAAGCCACTGTATTCCCTATTCCCATAATACATGCTCCTCCTGCGCCTGAACGGTATCAGACGCGCTCATGGCCAGCAGCGTTATCGCCGCGCCGGCGGAAAAAACCTCCGCGGTGGTGATATCGTAATTGACGGGATCAAACATCACCGCCTCGACTACCCCATCCGTGGCACCGTAATGTCGCAGGCAAATCGTATCGAGACGATCGTCATTTTTGGTTGTATATATCATCGTCACTCAAACTTTCAGCATGATTCAACTCAAAGACAGCAAAATCCGGAGATGTCATAAGTCCCTGACACTCACAGGATCTTCCATAATGAAATACGTAATCACTCTTGCATTAGCTTTTTTTTATTCAGCACCATCGTATGCTTTATCGATAGAAAACACAGATATAAGGTTGCTTTGTCCGCTGCGTGGTCAGATCGAAGTCATACTTCATCGTTATGAACACACGCAAGAATCCTGGGGGGAAGGACAATTTGAAACCGGTGCTGGGCACTCCCGTAAGGGGCCTCTTCTGATGTTCCAATTCGCTAATCTTGACAAGATGCTTTTTAATCAGAGTACCAGTCAATTTTCTTTCTGGTATGAAGACAACGAAAGACTGGTAAGTTGCCGCATGATAAGTCTCACAAATACTTACCCTGTCGATATACCTTACTTCCGTGAATAATATTTACAGGGAGGGCATATCAAAGGCGTTATTGCCCGAGGAGGCGTCCCAGCCTTTTGGCAGGCTTTCCATAAAGGCATCGTAGACGCTTTTGCCGACATCTTCGGTGCTCTGACCGGGCGCGGCGTTCACGGTGATGCTGACGTTCGGATGGTTGTTGATCGTCTGACGGGGCTGGGGGGTAAAAGGTACAGCTGAAACATTTTTATAGGATGCTGAACTGAACGAATCTGTTTTCTCTGCAGAGGGTACGTCCACACTTTTGAGCATGTCTGTGTAGACGTTGTCCCAGTATTTACCCGGATCAATCAGACGTTTGCCTGACCAGCTCCATTGCGCATCGCTGCGCATTTTTTCCAGCCCGGAGACTTTATCCGGCGAAGCAAGAAGGGTGTTGAGCCATTCCGTATCATTATTCTCCTTCGCAACGTCCATGGCTGCATCTTTATCCCCCATGGAGAGCTGGCGAAGCATCTCCTTACGATGCGCGTCTTTATCAGGGATCAACCATTTCAGCCTGTCAGCAACGGTCATCACCACATCTGCCACGGTTTCAACACCGTGCCCGAATCTGACCATGCTATCCCACAGCCGCTGCGGCCCCGTTTTACCGTTGCCGTCGGGTTTGATCCAGTCAATAACTGCATCGGTCACTTTGGGCTGAATATCCCTGATCCACTTCGCCAGCCCGTCAGATGCGTCATCAATGGACGGGACCAGCTCCCTGGTGATTTTACCCACCGTGTCCTGCATGCCGCTTTCCGCCACGCCCCAGAGCCGGTTTACGGCGGTGTTGGCCCGCATCGCCCCTTCCGCGCCTTCCTGCGTCAGCAGGTTGTATCGCCTGGCCTCCTCCATCGCCTGATTGTAGGTTTTGCCTATGGTATGCAGGCCTGTCAGCATTTTATTGGACTCTGCCCCCATAAGCTGATCCCCCAGCGAAGCCGCTGCTGCGCCGTCCTTCATCGTGGACAGCTTCTGCATCAAAAGGTCAAATGCCTTTTCGCGGCCCATCTTCTGCAGAATACCTTTACTCAGCCCCAGCTGCTTCAGCATCGGGTTCAGCGTTTTCTCGTTTCCGTCCTCCCAGATTTTGTTGGTGCCCTCTTCGGACAGGTCGCCATAGTTCTCCGCGTTCAGCCCGAACTGTGCAGCCAGATCGCCGCCGGCTTTGTATTTCTCGATGCTCATGCCGTAGCCGCGCGCCTGGCCCAGCTCCTCAGCCGTTTTAGCATTGAGCATAATCGGTGAGGCAATAGCGGCTGTGGCACCGGCGGCGAGACCTGCGGACGCCCATTTGCCAGCGGACAGCAAGCCGCTGCCGGCAGCACCAATAACGCGCCCGCTGCCGCGAAGTGCGTGAGCCCCACCCGCGCGCATGCTGTTGCGAAGCCTGGCCCTGCGGGCTTCCACGCGCTCCGCACGTTCGGCCATATCAATTTCCCGCTTCATCGACGCCGTGAGGCGGTTCTGCACCCGCGTGGCACGCTCAAGCTCCTTAGACACGGCTGCATAGCGTTTTTTCAGGCGGGTGGTATCCTTTCCGGCCAGCGTGGCCTCCTGGATACTCTTTTTCAGCGTGTCCTGCGCACGGGTCAGTTTTTCGGTTTCACCGGCGGCACCGTTCAGCGAACGGGCCAGCTGCTGCCCCCAGGCCGTCTGCAGGGTACGGTTTCGCGCCGTCTCCGTGCCAATCCCTTTCAGCGCTTTATTCAGCGAACCGGTGGCCCCGGTAAAACTGCTGTCAATCCGGGCGCCGAAGTTGATTGTCGTTTTGAGGTTGGTGTTAGTGGCCATGTTTACTCCGCTTTACCGCCTGGCGGCGGAACGACTGATACACGCTTACCGGCAGCGCCAGCTGCTCGGCGAGCGACAGCCGGCACCAGTAATGGATGCCGGGATGGTCAGCAATCAGCTGTTGTTCTGTCGGTCCGCCGGTGGCAGCAAAAAATCGTTAAACGCCTTCACCAGCAGGTCGTAGTCGCAGGCGGGCAGGCCGTACAGGTCTTCAGGCGAGCGGCCGCACAGCGAGGCGATCATGGCCAGCTCTTTTTCCAGCAGGCTGCCTCTGGCTTTTTCGAACATGAGTTTGTCGCGCACGGTGGGCTCGCGCAGGGTCAGGCTGGTGATGGTCTCACCGTTCAGGTCGGCCGGACGGGACAGGGTGACGGAGGTGGAGGTTGCCGGATAGTTCATGATGATTTCCTTCTGAATTTACATTTTGGGTATTAAAAAACCCCGCACTGCTTCCACAGTCGGGGTTTTGTCTTTTCTGGCTGCTTTACATCAGCAGCGCGTCTTTCTCATCGGCCAGCACGTTCACACCGTTCACCGCGCGGATCATGTTCTGCGGGTCGATTTCGTACACCTCTTTGTTGTCGACCGTCAGTTTGTAGTAGCTGAGGTTGAGGGTGGCGCTCATGCCCGTGCCCTCCTTGCTGTCGCTGCCGTGCTCGTCCGGCGTCAGCGTGCCGATGATGCCCTGCATCTCATCCACAAACGTGTGCAGCTCGCCGCTGCTGTCCTTGTAGGTCCGGCGCGCCTGCACGCGGGTGGTGTTGCCCGGAATAAACCCGAACAGCGCCAGCACGTCGCTGTCGGCCGAGACTTTGAACTCGCTGCTCATCGGCTCCATGCCGTTGTCCACCGGCATGGCCATGTCCATCCAGGTCGTTTTGTAGTTACCGATGGTGGCGGTCATTGCCGGCGGGGTGAATGACTGCAGGCCGGCGATGCGCGTGCCGTCCTGGGTGTAGAGTGCACTTTTGCTGTAGACGTAGGACAGTTCCATAAATACTCCTTACGCCGCCACTTCGGTGACGGTGTACGTGTTGTCGATTGCGTAAGTCAGGGTGATTTCTTCTGCCGGGGACTTCGGACCGAATGCAATGTTGAAGTAGATTTTGCCGGCGGCCAGCGACTCAGCCGTGTTCAGCTCGCCCTCCAGCTCGCAGCGGCCGCCGTTAATCGCCCCCAGCTTCGTCTGGCTGCGCAGGTAGC